GGTTCGATTCCGTTGAGGCGCGACTGCGGGAACTCGAGCGGTCGGGTTATGACGGAACTGGAGTAAGCACTGATACGGCGCCTATGAAAAGGGCGGCTGAACACGTTGCCCCCGAAATTAAACTCGGTGATCAGCTCGATGCAATCGCGGCTAAGCTCGACGCACGGGCGGAAAAGATCGGTGAGTTGGATGCGTTCGATCACGCCGCTTGGGTGGCGGAAGTCGAGCAGATGATGCGAGACCTCGCGGAGACTCACGCGCAAGTGAACGCACGGCGAGCAGTGCGGGCGGAACGCTTGCTCGAAGCGGCAAAGAAACTCAGCCCCGAAGAACAGGCAAAAATGTTCGAGGCGCGGGTGGCGAAAATGAAGGCCCGTCCGGGTGCGTTCCGTGACCTGTGGAACCAGCGTGGTGCGGGCCATGAGTCGGATCTCATCGCCGGGAAAGCGGACTTCACGGAGAAAGCGAAAGAAGCGGCACAGGCGACGGCGAATAAAATCCTCGGTACGGAACGCCGTCTCGCGTACTCGGACCTCATTCAGATGGAACGAGGGCCGGAATTGGCCCGTGTGTTGAATATCCCTAGCAATGAAATTGCGCAGTTCTTGGAGAACGACGTTGAGAAACTCGTTGCGGTGTATACGCGCACGGTAGGAGCGGACATTGTACTCGCGCGTAAGTTCGGCAAGGCGAACATGGAGGACGTCTTTAAGGAACTGACGGATGAGAAGGATAAGGCGGTTGATGCTATACGCGGGCTGAAAGACAAGCAGGGCAAGCCCCTTGCGCCTGAGGCGCAGCAAAAGCTGCAATTCAAGACGCACCAGTTCTACGAGGAGGCACGGCACGATCTTGAGGTGCTGCTGGAGCGCGCCCGTGGTATCCGAGGCATTCCGAAAGACCCCGGCTCCATTAGCGCCCGCATGGCCCGTTCTGCTATGCAACTCAACACGCTGCGCATGATGGGCGGTGTAGTGCTGGCGAGTATCTCCGATCCAGCGCGTGTGGTGATGAAATACGGGCTGAAGCGCACGTTCCGTGACGGAGTGATGCCGATGATACGGAACCTCAAGCTCGCACGGGTGTCACAGCGGGAGGCGCAGCTTGCGGGTACGGCGCTCGATCTCGTAATGCACACTCGTATGCACCAAATTACTGACGTCTTTGATGATGCTTTCCGGGGAACGATCATTGAGCGCGGACTTCAGGTTGGTACCTCGCGTCTCGGCATGGTCGCCCTCTTCGACCAGTGGAACAGCGCGTGGAAGCAATTCGCGGGCGGTGTAGCGAATGCAAAACTACTGGACTCGATCCGGCTTGTGATGGAGGGCGGAAGCCAAAAAGAAGTTGCTGCGGCCACGGACTATTTGGCGAAGGTCAACATCGACGGCACACTCGCCGAGACGATTTGGCGGGAAGTCACCAACGGCAAGGGCGGTGGAAAGGTCGATGGTATCTGGCTCCCCAACACGGACGACTGGAATATCCTCGACCCGGAAGTGGCTCGTGCGCAGCGGGCGTATCGTGCCGCGCTGGTGCAGGACATTGACGACACCATCGTGACACCTGGCTACGAAAAGCCGAACTGGACGGACTCGGGCTTACCGGGAAAACTCATCGCGCAGTTCAAGTCGTTCGGACTTAGCTCAACACAGAAAACCCTCATGGCAGGACTACAAGCGCACGATGCAGCCTTTGTGAATGGCATGATGATTTCGCTTGCATTGGGCGGCGTTTCGTATTATCTTGCGTCTATGGCTTCGGGCGGTGATGCACAGACAGAGATGGAAAATGCCGGACCGGACAAGTGGATTGATGAGATGATTTCTAGGTCGGGTCTGACGGGTGTGTTTGACGAGGGGCAGCGTATTGCACAGCGCATTCCCATGCTTCAGAAGTACGCCTCGTTCAGCGGGACACGTTCGTCGCGTAGGGAAGGCGGCAACCTCGTTTCGGAGTTACTTGGCCCCACGTATGACCTGCTCACGAAAGGCAGCAACGTGATTGCGGGTGTAGACGAGCCCACGAAACAAACTCTCCACACGCTCAGGCAGATGCTTCCGTTTCAGAACCTGTGGTATTTGCGACGCCTCTTAACCAAAATTGAAGAAAGCAGCGGACTTCCTGAAAGGAGAGCCAAATGACGGTAGCCTCGGAACTTTACACAGTGGAGTACACGGGGAACGGGGTTACTACCTCGTTCGCGGTGCCTTATGAGTTTATCAGTTTTGACCATCTCAACGTCTACCGTGTAACTGTGGCAACTGGAGCAGCCGTTGCACTGAACTCGAGCGAGTACACCGTAAGCGGCGGCAACGGCTCGACCGGCGCTGTATCGTATCAGTACCTCGGTTCACCAATATCGTCGCTGTATAAGATAGTTATTGACCTCGATGTGCCGTACACGCAGGAGTTGGACCTCGCTCGTGAGGGTGGGTTCTTCCCTGACGCCATCGAGCAGCAACTTGATTTGACAGTTATGCAGATCAAGCAACTTCGGCGTGATCTCGCGGCGGCTATTTCGGGCGGCACGATCACCTCAATCACGGACGCAATGAGCGGTCCGGCTTCCAGTGGTGCGGATAACTTTGCGGGCTTCAACGGCACAACCGGGAAGATCATCAAGGACTTGGGGTACGGTGCCTCGCACTTTGCCCTTGCATCGCACAGTCATACGTTCGCGTCACTTACGGGTAAGCCTACTACGATTGGCGGCTTCGGCATTACGGACTTACAGGAGAACGTCGAGGACTACGTGGCGGCGATGATCGCCCTCGGAACACACTCGGGTATCACGATTGATTACTCGGACGGTACGGGCGCGCTGTCGTTCACGAACACCACCACTGCCTGGAGTGATGCCGCTAAGACCGCGGAGTCTACCATCGCCTCCAATACGGTGCTGGCGGCGGATGCGGAACTCCAGTTCATCGCTGCGGCCAATACGAAGTACGCCTTTGAGGCGACACTTGTGGTGGACATTGCCTCGGCAAGCGGGATTAAGTTTGGTGTGAGTGCACCGACTTCGCCCACTGCCCTACGTGCCGCATATCGTTACGCCGACTCGAACTCCACTACGAGCGATGACGTCATCACAGTTGCGGGCCAGATGTACGCTAACACCCCTGCCGCTAACCGCAATGCCATAGTGAAGATTTCTGGTACACTCGAAACGGGTGGTAATTCCGGTATCCTTGCTATGACGTTCGCTCAAAACGTGTCGTCAGCTACGGTGCTTACCATCCGCGCCGGAAGTACGCTTCGCTATCGGGAGATCTAAATGAGTATGCGCTCTTCAACTAAGGCTATCGTAATACACTGCACAGCCACATTGGCACATCAGGACTTTCGTCGTGCTGACATTGCGGCCATGCACAAACGGAGGGGTTTCTTGGATATTGGCTACCACTATCTGATTGACCTCAATGGCCGCGTGGAAGTGGGTCGTGCGCCGAACACGAGTGTGGGGGCTCATGTGGAAGGTTTCAACACCAGCACGATGGGGGTGGCCTACGTTGGCGGACTGCGCTCAGCGGACGCCAAGCCTACTGACACGCGGACGCAATCGCAGCGGGACTCGATGCTAGGTCTGTGCCAAGAGCTGCTTAAGCAGTTCCCGAAGGCGGTTATCCTCGGCCACCGTGACCTGTCCCCAGACAAGGACAACGATGGCACCATCGAACCAAATGAGTGGATGAAGTCCTGTCCGTGCTTCGACGCGGGAGCGTGGGCTGTGAAGAACGGCCTTCCTGGTGGCAAGTACGTCCGGGGAGTGTTTCAGTTGATCCGCGCCTGACGGTCCTCAGGCATAACGAAAGGAACTACCATGTTTGACGTTAAGAGCGTTTTTGCCTCAAAGACGCTGTGGGGCCTTGTCATCACCGCTGCGCCTACCATCGCTGGATGGTTTGGGTTGTCAATAACAGCGGCTGATGCAACCGCCGGAGTCGGCTACCTCCAGAACACCATCACCGCCGGGATGGAACTGATTGGTTGGGCCACTATCCTGTGGGGACGGCTGAGTGCCAAGACGCAGCTGAAGTTGCTTGGATGAGTACAGCCCTCACATACGGTGTGGGGCTCGTCCTCTTGTTGGTGGCCTGTTTCGGCATTTGGCGCTACGCAAGAAGTGGAGCCGTGCTTCGTGACCTCGCCCTTGTATTGGGGCGGGGTCTATTGAACGGACTGCTGTGGGCCGCAAAGAACGCGAAAGCTGTGCCGCATGAACGTGGGGAGGGGCCTTCCCGCGACGAGCGACCGGCACGGACGATGGGGCCTCTGGACGGTCGATCCTGGAATAAGACTCGGACGGCACCGCGTGATGCACCACAGCGTACACATGATGGCCCTCACGATAGAGGCCCAAACCGAACAGGCGGGCATCAAGCAGGGCGGAACGGAGATCGTGGTGGGCGTGGACGCTAGACGTCGCGTCTCGCTCTTGGTCTGTAACCATCGAGTTGTTTCTCCAGCAACTTGGACTTGATCATAACTTGCAGAACACGCTCCACGCTGTGGGCGGGAACACGGTTCTGCAAGTACTCGATAATGCGGGCCTCCGATACGGGGGCTTTCTCTTTTGTGTAGACTTGGTAGGCGTAATAATATGTGTCCTCGATTGCGCGGGCATCGCCGCCAGAGGCCATTGACTTGAAAATATCCGGCATGTAGATTTCGGCCTCGAGGAGCCACGACAAGGCCATGTTGAAATCCTCTACCGTCACAACGAGGTCATCCCGACACGCCACACAGGCGATCATGCTCAGCTTAAGCAAGTGCGCTGTACGACGGGTATTGTAGTGGAGAAGCTTCGGGTGTTCGGGCCGGGGCGGTCCCTTGAGCATGTTCCACTTGTCAATTGCAGCGGCGGCTTCGTGGGTGAACTTGATCTTACCGAAGAGGTCGCCGATGATCTTCAGGTCGTGCGCGAGTGCGGTGAAGGAGGACTCGGGCATGTTATCCTCGGTGAAAAGGGACTTGATGATCTGCTCCCCACTGAAGACAAGGATTACACGGCTGATAAAGCCCTGATCCCAGGCGCCTTCGGGCATGACGCTATTTAAGTACGAGGGAGTTGTGGCGGCAAGTAAATTGAGCTGTGGGTGCTTCATCACATAGCTCAGGTCTTTGCCGCGTTTCTTTTCCGCATACCGCTTGCCGTCGTAGAGATCGGTGAGGGTGTTCATGAACTCGTTGTCGTAGCCCGGAACCAGCACACCCATCTCGTTGGCGATGATCATTAGGGAGTTGAAATCCACGATGCTCGGCGTCTGCGTAGGCTTGATGAGCTTGCGGTTTGCTTCACGCAGGGCGTCAACGAGCGAGGCACGGCTAACGCTTGACGGCGCGAGGTGGTGTTCGTTCATTTCCGCAAAGAGGTTCTGGATGAGTGACGTAAGCACGGTCTTGCCTATCCCCGGTGGAGCGCACAACACTACGTATAGGTTTGGGTAGAGGTTCGAGCCAAGCGTATGCACCCACACCTTGCGTTCGAGTGCGCCCGCCACGCATGAGATCGCCGCCCACTTGCGGAAGATTGCCGGGGTGGCGAGGTGCGTAGTGTAATCGTAAAAAGCGTCGATCCAGTTGTTGAACTTGCGCGTCTTTATAAAAGACTTGCCAGAGACAGCTTTCGTCCCGACTGCCGAACCCGATTGTCCGTTCCCTTCCATTTCACCAGCCCATCAAAATTGCCAACTACTTCACCGGCCTTGTTCGTCTCAGCATCGCCCCAATTCCAGCCGACTTTGGCATCGACAGGAACGACGAACTCACGACCGCGTTTCAACTCAAGAGAGATACGAAGAGCCTTAAGCGCCCAAGGAAGGATTGACTCTTCACGGTCCTCCGGGTACTGGAATAGAATTGAGTCGTGGACCTGAACGAGCAGTTCAACACGGTTGGCCCGGAATAGATTAAGCATCCCCTTGTTGATTTGCTCGGCGGTCATTGACTGTGGTGCGTAGGCGATGGCTTCACGGAGTGTTGTGTCCTCGTCGGGTCGTCCAAAAAAGTGGCGGCGGCGACCAAAGAGTGTAGTGATTTGCCCTTCGTTGCGCAGCATCTCCTTCACGCGCTCATGCCATGATTTGATGCAGGGGAAGCCGCCGAAGTATCGTACTTGAAAGTCCTCGATTTGCTTGACGGGCACTTTCGCGTGTTTCGCCATCGTCCTTGGGGTGCCGTAGTAATTGGTGCCGTGGCCTAGCTTCTTTGCCAGTTGTCGATAACTGTCTTGTCGATATGCGAGCTGATCTGCAACGGCACGATCGCCCTTACTGTCTCCGGGCCACGGAAGGCCGGTCCAAGCGAGCTTGCAAGTAGCGGTATGGAGATCACCACTTTCACAGGCATCCAGATACCTTCCCGCGTAGGACTCACCATGTGCCTCAACAAAGTAATCCCAACACAAGGCGCCAACATTTCTTGCATCAGCTTGCTCCAGATCGAGGTTAGCGAACTTCATTCCCGGATCGGCGATAAAGACAGAACGCAACTCGCGGTCAACATTTTGAAGGTTAGTGCCAGTGCCCATGTCGCTCATGGATGAAGCAAGTCGGCCTGTGTTAGTGCCGGCGATGTTGAACGAGGTACGCATCCGCCCGTCCGGGTCAATGCCTGTCTCGAGGAACATGCGCTTCTTGTCGAGGTCGCGCAAAGCGAGGATGCGGATGCAGATGGGCTCCGCGATGAAATACTCCTGCATCTTCTCGATTGCTTCGCGGCCTACGGTTGGACTCATCACGCCCGCAGCGGAGCGCTTGCGGATCACGGGGAGGCCGAGGACGGAATAGAACAGGTGCTTGAGCTGGGTTGGGGAACGCCAGTTCAACTTAAGCCCAATCCCATCGTAGATGATCTCGTCGAGTTGCTCGGAAATCACCTTGATCAAGTGGCGGTAATCGGTGAGTACATCGTCTCGGCGGGAGCGGTCAATGCGAATGCCTCGCATGGACATTTCAAGGATCGGCCCTTGAAGTGCGCGTGAGAAATCGTATGTGGCTTGGCTTGTCGCGTCGAGCTGATCGAGGAGGACGTTCACGATTTCGAGCGTCACGCAAACGTCGAGGCCGTTATAAATCCAGTCGTTGTGGTTCTGCGACAGGCCGTCTGTTGGTTTAAGCTGTGCGGTGTCGATGATCTTCACAGCATCACCTTATACACGGGAATGTGCAAGTGCTCGGCGAGCTGGATTTCAGCGGCAACTCCACGGGACTGCTCCCATCCGGGGAGGGCCAGCACCTCGACGGAGTAGCAGTGCCGCATGATGTTGTTGTTGAAGCGCATCCAGAACTGCGCGTCCGTTGGGAGGGAGTGTTCGATGGCTGCGGTGTGCAGGTACATGATCGGACTGAAGGCCGGGAAGCCCTGCTTAATGCGCTCAATCGTATAAGTGCGGACCAACTCGAACCGCTTCTGGCGGACGTAGGGAAGGGGATCGGAGTAGGGTGAGGCGACGTATATCATTCAGTCCTCGCGTTTGATTGTGGCCTTTGTGTGGCGCATGAATTTCCATGAGGCTTCGGTGGTATAGATGGACCCGAGAAAGCCGAGGCCTTTTTCCATTTCGGGCTGAAGGGCGTGGTGAAGGAGCATCGTGTCGTCCTTGGCGTGTGGGACTGTGATGCCGTAATTGCGCCACAAGTGGTGCATGTCGTAGAGAAAGTTCTGGCCCACGATGGCTTTGTCAAGTGAGCACATGCGGCGCACCCAATTCCACGCGGACACTTCTTCGGAAAAGGATTTCCAGTAATTGCCGTCGGGGGCCTCGGTGTCAGTGAAAGGCACGACAAGCGCAACGTCCTTCGTGGGGGCGAACCCTATGCAGGTGATCTGGGTGCCGGAGGTTTCAATGTCGATGGACAATTGAGGGGCTGGAAGAATATGTTTCTGCTCGAAAGTATAAAGATCGTCGAGCGATGGTTCAATCCAAATCTTTCTCGAAGGGCGACGTACCTCTGGATGGGTAAGTTCCTCGCGCAGCTTGTGCAGGTCGGAAAGTAGGATCGGCCGGAGCCGCCACTCACGCATAATCGCTGCCGGACTGTAGGTGGGGAATACTTTGAACTCGCGTCCTCGTACGGTGGTCGCAAGAGGAGCACCACGGATATTACGGATACCGCTAGTGCGAAGTAAAGCCCAAGCCGCTGTAGCGCCGAGGGCGAGGATGCAAGTGGGTTGGACGTTTGTGATCTCCGTGAAGAGGCGGTCGAGTTCGTGGGTGTAACGCTCATGGGCGAACTTTCCTTTCACTAGGGCGGGCATACCCTTGATGCCCTCCGTCTTGGGGCCGCAGATATTCTTAACGTCGCCGGAGGGTGGCCGGAAGGAAAAGACGTTCGTCAAGTACGCATCGCGCATTGCGACACCCGCCTGGGAAAGGAGGGCGGCGAGGAGCCGAGCGGATGAACCCGTGAAAGGCACACCGTTTTCCTCGTCGTCTTTACTCCAGCACTCTCCGACGATCATTAGCATAATGCACTCCGATATGGTTACTTCACGCGGGGATGGATATGGCTTAATCCTCGTCGCCGTCCGCCGTCGTCGGCGTGTCCGTAGCCTTGGTGCGGTTGGCGATCACGGCGTAGCCGGCAATGTCATCCCAATGATCGGCGAAGTTGGGATCACCAGCGACGATACGTCCGAGTTTGTGAAGGATCATTTCCGCCGCTTCGCGCTGTGTATCGGAGAGCGGGGGCTGGTTGCGGGCTTGGCGCTTACTGTGCTCGCGGTAGAACGCACTCGTGAGGCGCTGCGTAGCGGACGCATGGTCCTCAAATGCGCCGTGGGTTTTGCCGCGCTCCGCGACGAGGGCTTTCGTGTCAGATGAGGTCGTCATTGTAATAGGCTCCTTTTGCTCTGGTGAAAAACTCTTCGGACTTTTCAAGGCCGAGAACAGCCGACGCGCCGCGCTCTTCTGCCGCTTTGAGCGCATTGCCACTTCCGCAGGTAGGATCAAGGACGCGAGAATATCCATCGACAAACATCTCCATGAATTTGCTGAGCATTGCGACGGGCTTCTCACTCATGTGGATGAGCTTAGTCGTGGGGTTGGAAACCACGTTTGAGACTGCCCGAATGATTTTGCGATCACCGCGCGAGGCGATGAGGCAGGTTTCGTAAATGCGCCTCGGCCCGCGAGAGGGGTCGGGGAGGATGCCCATGTTATCGGACTTGTGCCAAATTAACGGGAAGGGCTGGACGGTCCATCCCATATTCTTCAGCACATCACTGGTGGTCTGGTAGTAGTCCATCGAGAACCAGAACATCAGGTGAGCGGACTCGGCGACCACGTTCTGCATACTTAGCTTAAGCGTGTCGAGGAGTTTCCAGTATACGTCCGCGCTGTCCTCGTAGCCACCAAATGCGGAGGCCGCGCCTTGAGCGTGGTTATCCGCGTTGACTCCGTAGGGGAAATCGCAATGGATAAAGTTGAACGGGGTGTCGGTGTATGACGAGGCCCATTCGTGGAAGTCTACATTAAGGAGCGGGGCCACACGCACGGGAGCGGCCTCGCCTTTCGTGATGGCTTTGACGTCGGCGATTACGGAGTCGCGCTTACGCTCTGCTTCGCGTGTGACAATGCCTCGGGCGACGGAGTATTTCGGAGCCTCGGCAACACGGGTATTCCCTGCGTCGAGTTCCTTCGCTACTGCACGGCGGTTTGAGACTTCGCTTTGCGAGAGGCCGAGTGTCTCAGCGGTTGCGGCCACGGTCCAAGAGGGATTTTCTTGGGCACGCAGCGTGTGGTAGCGTTCGAGTGCACGGCACTGGTCCTGCCACGGCAAGTCCACGCGACGGACGTTCTCTTCCAGCTCGACGAGTTGAACTTCGCTCTCGGATAAGTCCTCGAGGAATTGGACGTTTATGTGCGTCCAGCCGAGGGACTTACATGCGGTCCACCGCCTCTCCCCGGCGACCAACTCACCATCGTGCTTGACAACGATGGGATTGATCAGGCCAGAACGCTGGATGGACTCCGCGAGTTCTTTGATGCCTACGAGTTCACGCCGCTGGCGCTTATCGCGCTCAACCCAAATCGTGTCGATCAAGTGAGAAGTGAAGTGTCCACTGGTCATGCTCAGAACTCGCTTTCGGGATCGTTATTGCGCGCGCGAACGAAACTACTCACGGCGGGCGTCATCTCAGGAAGGCGCATGTTCATAACATGCGAGAACGCTTCGGATGAGAGGCGTATCCGCCGAAGAAGCTCGTCGATCATGGTCGTTTGATACTTGACGATGGACTCGAGTTCGGTGTACTTCTTCCGAGCCACAGCGCCATCACGGCGGCTGCTGGTGAGGTTCTCGGATAGGATACGGTTGTCGGACTCCAGTACGTTAACTTGCTTTTGAAGATTTGCAACGAGTTCGTGAAATTCGTCTCTACGGGCCATGATAGTCTCCTATTGTTGGGGGCAAAAAACCCCGACGAGCGCACTGCCCGCCGGGGAGTTAGCGTAAGTACCTGGGAGGGAGGACTTACGCGACCGGAGCCGTGCGGCCGACTTCCGAATACTGCACTTCGGGGTCGTTCTTATCCGCACGCCACTTCATGAACACCAGGCACTGGGTGTTGACGGAGGCGTTGAGCGACTCCTTCAACGGGGTGTTGTCACCGGCCTCGACGCCAAGGTGTTCCGCGAGGAAGCGCTTCAGATTAAAGAGGGTGCGCTTGAAGGCGGCGTCATCCTCCTTGTTGAACATGAAGCGGTGGCGCGTCATGGTGGCGTTGCTCAGTCCGCCAAAGGACGCCAAATCCTGCTGGTCAACGTCCTCCTGCGCTTCGACGAGCTGGAGCGTGAAGTCAAGAACGTCCCACTTGCCGTCAGCGATAGTGTCGATGACAGGGACTTTCTTCACGACGGCGCGGTAGGTGCCCGACGGGATCAGTGGCGGACGTTCGATTTCGCCGACCTTGGTGTTGAGTGCGTCTGCAAAGTTCATAGCCATTGTGTCTATTCCTTCAGTTTGTTGAAGATGGTAGAAAGTCCAGTGCCCAACGGGAGTTCTTGATCGAGCTTGAAGGGCGCTGGGTTTTTCAAGTCGATCATGGAAGTCGGAACCGTAACAATGGTCCGCTTCACATTTGCACCTGCACCCGATGAACGGGCGAGGACCATAGTGTTGAAGTAGGTGGGCACCATAGGGCCGAGGGCCTTGCCGATGGTGTTGGCGTAGCCCCTCATCGTGCCGTCATTCTGCTCGACGAACTGCACGTGAGCTATGATGATGACGTTCGCGTGGAAGGCCTCGCTCGTAAGGAGGGAGATCACGTTCTCCACGGCTTGCTGGGCTTGGTGATACCACTGGCGCGGGTCTTTGGCTGTGGCGTTCATGGCCTTGGCCCACTCGTAGGCGGCTTTGCCGAGGCCCGTAAGCGAGTCCATTACGAACACGTACTCCGGTCCCCACTCACTCGGCACGGAGTCATCCGTCCACTTGGTGAGGAGCTTGAGGGAATTGACGAGCGCCTTCGGAAGGCCCGCCACAACCGGACCCATTGGCCCGGCCTTGTACGGATCGCGCTGCGTCTCGTAGTCAACGTTCCCAACCTTGTCGGGGCAGTCACGCATGACGTACTCCTTCAACACATCGAGGCCGTTATCGAAATCGAGAATGCGGAGCTTGTATCCTGCAGCAACGAGCGAAGTGAGGGAGCCGGTCTTTCCGGTTCCGCTATCACCGAGGTAAAGTACCTTGGTAAATTTGCCTGAGTGGTGGTCGGTGAGTTTGGGCATGTGGTCTCCTTTGTGTGGGGATTAACGACGTTCGAGTGGGTTCCACCGCTTTCCCTTCACGAAGTCCGCCTTGAGGAACTGCTCCCGCACCTCGGGCGACTTGGAGCATACCTTGCGGAACTCACAACCGGAGTAGTTATTGCAAGAGGTGGGGTTCATGGGGAAGTGGTTGTTGCGGGTGGCGTCCTGCACGGACTGGATGGTGAAGAGTGTGTCATCGTACCACTCGTCCAGCGAGGACTCAGTACGGAACGTGAAGCCGCGCTCAAAGCGGGTGAAGCCCACGGCGATCTGAGCACCGTCGATGATGACGCCCTTAACCGGAAGCTCAAATATCGCCTTACCCGCGAAGGTGTAAAGGGACATTTGTGTGTCCGGGTTGAACTGGTCGAAGAAACGGGAGGTGATTGTAGAACCAGTAGTCTTCTGATCCATGACGTAGTAGTCGCCGTTCATTTCGCACAAGCGGTCTATGTGGCCGGAGAGGAGATTGCCGTAGTCGATCTCGAGAGTGAAGGAGTACTCAACCGCGGCCTTGCCGTTGGGGAGAATCACCGTGCTGAGGGAGTCCTCGGCGAAGGTGTCAATGTACCAGATTATTGAGCGGATGAGGGTCTCACGGTTCTTCGCGGAGTCGAAAGAGTCCCACGGGCGTCCAATGGACTCACCGTCCTTCGTGCCCGTCACTTCCCAAGTGTTGATGAGGGCTTCATGGACGACCTCTTCAAGCGCCTCGTCGAGGGACATACCGTTGGCGCGGTGTTTGTGGTAGTGCTCGAGGGCGGTAGCGTAGTGCCCGCCAAAGAGCAGGTGATGGGACTTGAGTACGGACTGCCAACCGTCGATCATCTTGTACTTGTAGTAGCGGAGGCACGATTGCGCCCACTTGAGGGACGTTGAGTCCCAGGCATATTGAACGCCGTCGGGGGTGAAATGGCTCGGGGCGGATGGGGTGTCAGTCATGGGGGGTTTCCTTGGTCTTGATGAGTACGGCTACTTCACAAGCGAGGCGGTGGGATTTGTGCCAGTAGTCCTTCGCGGGAGTAACGTGCGCTGCGGAACACTCGCGCAGCACGGCGTCACGCTCAGCCACGGCGGCAAGGAGTTCGGAACTCTTGCGCGCGAGGAGCGAGGCGATGATACGGTCGATCACAGGTCAATGTCGCTGGTGGACACGGCCTTGAGGGCTTCGGCGGTCTTAGCCGTGACGGCCTTGGGCTTGGCGGGCGGGGTGTGGCCGAGCTGGAACTGCTTGCGGCGTTCGCGGTACGCAGCTACGATTATGCGAACGTCCTCTTTCGAGCACTTCTGCGGATCACGGGCGAAGAGGGTGGCGAGGTCGGTCATAAGGGGGTCTCCTTAAAGTGCGGGGGTGGACTTGATGAGGTCGGTATTGATGGGCGGGTCGACCTGCTCGAGGTGGGCGCTCACGATAGCGCGGACGATGGCTGCGGCGCCTGTGTCGGGGTACAGCTCTTGAAGGCGGGCGTAATCCCCCGCGCGCAGGTGAAGCGTGTGCTTCTGGAGGTCGTCCTGCTTCTTCGCCATCTATGTACTCCGTGAGGTTTTGATGATCCACAAGTCTGTCTTGGGATGGGTCGGACTGAGCACGAATGAGAGCGAGGCAAAGTCCGGGTCTTTCGACTTTAGTGCGTAGAGCTTGACCCGGAGGCCGAGCGGATTGTCGCAGCGGACAATCAACCCATGCTCCGAGCCAAGCGCGTCGTAAAGCAACTCGAGCATTAGACGGCTTCGGGTCCAACGTCAGGCTCGACCACGAGTGTAACGTCCTCGATTTCGAGGATTTCGATTTCAAGCGCCCACTGTTTTTTGTCCATGCGTTCGCCGAGGGTGCAGGTGTACTTGGCACCGTCGTCGAGGAGGTGGGCGATTTCAGCAGCGGCTTCCTTCGCCACGTATCCCACGTGATACTCGGTCACGAGGTCGATCACCTGGATCGCGTTCGGATCGAACGGGTTTCCGGGTTCGCGCGTGAGGTGCATGGGCGAGCCGACAGGCAAGTCCGCGAGAGCGGCTTGAGCTTCGACGGGGCGGAAGTTCGCGCCGCGCAAGAGAGTTTCCATTTTCATGAGGGGTCTCCGTTTTTGATTGAAGGGGAGGGGTGGGACCGGGCGATGGCTGGGGGGCTTAAAGCCCGGTCCCTCAGTGCGGGCGCTCTAGGACGCTGCACCGATAGCGGTCTCAGGGAAAGAACTCCCCCGCGAAGGAGACCAGTCGAACGCGGGGGAGGGCTGGTGATTACGCGTCGAGCGCGAGATCATCCGCAGCCACATCAGCGACCTTCTTCTTGTTGGCAACGCGCTGCTTGGCGAGCTTGAGCGTGTCGTCCTGAGAAGCGATCTTATCCACGGCGGCGTCGTACTTGGCCGCGTTGGCTTCGTTCGCAACGTAGTCCTTGACCTTGAGGCCCTTCTCGGCCAGCTTGGCCTTGACGACTTCCTTGGCGATACGGATAGCTTCGGCCTCGATCGGGTCAATCGGGGTGCGCGAGGTGCCGCCAACGGTGAAGATATACGAGGCGTCGTATTCGCGGAGCGCCGCGGCGACAGCGGACATATCGCCGCCCTTCTCCTTGGCGTCCTTGACGGCCTTGCGGAAGTTGTTGCCAATGTTCTCGCAGCGAGTCTGGTTCAGGACTTTCGCCTCAGCGACCGTCAGAACGTGGCCCTCGGCGTATGGAGTGGACACTTCAAAGGCAATGCCGTCAATCGAGATGGTCTTCATTTCATGGTCCCTTTCATGGGGTGGTTGGTTGAAACATGCCCATCCTATCAGAACTGGGCGGGGTTGTCAATGGCTTTCTTCTAGGAGCGGATGGTATGGCGCATTCGCGCGGTGAACGTGCCATACCGAAGCTGTGTTACTGATCGTCCTCCTTGTCCCTTGGAGCATTGAAGTCAGCGGACTTGACATAGATCAATTCCCGCTTGGCACGGGTTTGGATGACGTAACGGAGATTGCGCTCTTGCCCGTCCTCCTTGTTGATCAAGTCCTCGTCGAGAAAGAACACGGTGTCGAACTCGAGGCCTTTGGACTTGTGTCCGGTCATGAGCTGGATGGGGCCTTGCGAATTGAACAGGTGCTCGGCGTAGGCGATTGCATCACCGAGGGTTTCGCCCTGATCCGCGAAGATGCGGAGGCAGACGGCTTGGTCGTTTACCTTACCGGGGTTGCGGGACTTGGCGAGCTTCTCGTTCTTCCAATCCTCAATCGCAGCGTAGACGAGCGGGCGCTCGAGCGAGGGCTTTCCGAACTTCTTGAGCACCTTCACTAAGTATTTGCCTATGTCGTTGCCCAAGAGCTGAGGATAGCGCCCGTTCTTGAGGAGCTTGATTGCCATGCTAAAGAGCGGAGAGTTGTTGCGGCAAATGATCGCGGCCTGATCAGGCACGTCGTCAATAGACCACGTTGCTAGGGAACGGACGGACCCTTCCTTCGCCCAGTCGGGATAGCGCATGTGAGGGGCGCGCCACTGTGCCTCGGTCACGACAGCCTTTGGGCACCGGAAGGACACCGTAAGCTGAAGCGGGCGCATCTTGAAGGACGACTTAAGGAGGGACATGGAGTCCTCATGTGCGCCACGGAAACCGTAGATAGCTTGGTTGGGATCGCCCACTGCAATGAGGCGGCGCTTGGCGAGCTTCCGCAGCGTGGCGTGATTGAGGGCGGACAAGTCCTGTGCCTCATCCACCATCACCAACGGATAGTGAGGGAACATCGATGGGAATACCGTGGGGAGGAGGATTTGATCGGAGAAGTCAATCACCCCCGCGAGGCCCTTCTCAATGGAGCGCACGGTGACGTCGCGGAGGAGGTTGATGCGGACGGAGGACGGGCGCTCTTCAAGCCCGTCGAAGAACTCCGCATCATCGAGGAGGCCCTTGGCGTTCTTGAAGTGGCCGTCTGGTATCCATCCACCGGACTTACCTTGCTCGATCTCCTTCAGTATATCCGCGAAGTCGGCGTAGGCTTCCTCCTGTGCGAACTTAGGAAGGGCTTTCACGGCCTCGGTCAAGAGGAAGAACGACTTGTCCTTCTCGAGGATAAGTTTTTTGGATAAGACCTCTCCCCACACGCGATGGCCGAGGGAGTTGAGGGTCATCGCGGTGCAGTTCGGAGGGAGGCGCTCCTGCATCTCAGTGGCGATGCGCTTGTTGAACGCAAGGCAGAGGATGCGAATGTCGGGGAGGGCCTGAGCGAGCAGGACAAGGGTGCTCGTCTTGGCCGCACCGGCGAGGGCTTCGATGATGAGGTTGTCCGTAGTGGCGCGGGCTGCGTCAACGACGGCGACTTGTTCGGCGGTTGGGGCGAATGTCACTTGGTGGTCTCCTTTACTACTTTGTTCCACAGTTGGTCGAGGATGGTCTTGGACTCACCTTGAAGGATATATCCGTATCCAGTGAGGTTGGGGATAGTGATGCCGTGCTTGGCGACTTTCTTTCGCATCTTAGCTAGGGCGACTTGGGTTGTCTTTGTGCGAGTGGTGCGGCCGTCGTTGTACGCCTCAGTGGCGAGTTCGGTGGTGGGGATTGCACCGAGCTTCCACAGGGCGCGAAGGATGCGCCACTCGTCGGGGGTGACTCCGAGCATCGAGGCCATGATTGCGTCGCGGCGGTCGAAGTCGTCGGCGAGAGAACCGCCCTTGAACGCGCGGGTCATAGATCGACCTCAATATCAAGGACGCGCTGCACGGTGGGCGACAGCGGACGCGGCGGAGGCTCGGACGGTGGCGGGACGAGTGGAAGGACGGATAGTAACTCATCCGCGCTGACGATCTGCCACACGTTACGTGCCGCGTTCAGAACGGCGATGCGCCCGGAGCGCAGTTGAAGGAGCATCACCACGGATGAGCCGTACTTACGGGACTCGGCCTCAAGGCGGTCGGCTTCACTGGTCATCGTCGTCTCCCATCAGTCCCGCTGCAAAGCCCGAAGCGAACTCCTCGAGCGGATCGACGACGAGTTCGCCCTGAATAACGACGGGCTCAATGCGAGTGCCGTCGTGGGTGGTGAGCACTCCGAAGGACTCACGCGGCACGATATGGACCTTGTTCGTGTCGATCCGAAGGACGAGGGAGTCGTATGGAGTTGGCCCCTGCTGAGCGGCCAGAAGGCGGCGGAACTGGTATGCCTCGAGGCGCCAGCGGATGGCGGACTTGGCGTCGGGCAGTGTGTATACCACACCGTCAGGTCGTTCGGCCGCTGCGTCCATGATGGGCTTGATGTGTTTGTACGAGTTAAGATTTTGGGAAAGTGCCATTAGAGGTCAACCTCCGTGTCTGCGATGCGGGACAAAGCCTCGTCCGTTTCACGCTCCTTACGGGCGGAAAAGGCGGCGACCATGCTGTTGATTTGGAACTGCGTTGGGGCGGCGGGGGTGCCGAGGCGGGAGCCCGACATTTGCCGCGCAACGAGGATGCTGTGGATGACGAGCATCCCCGCGAGGGTGGGTGGGACTTCAATCGAGTACCACGAACTGTCCGGGTCGGACAGGCGGATGGTGCTCGAGCCGGTGAGTTCAATGTTCATCATATTAACCTCAATACGTACGCGCAAGCGGTGAGAAGGATTACGGGGATGAGCAGCATCAACAGCCAGTCGAGTACTGCCGCGGCGAGTGACCAGTCGGGAAGGCGCTTCATTTGCGCGCCCTCCACACTATAGCAGCGATAAAGACCCAGCCGCCGACGCTGCCGCCGACGAAAAACCAGTACCACAGCCACGCTTCGGTTGTGTGAGGCATCATGAGAGGGCTCCGTTCTCGAGGTAGGGGATTGCGTTGATGAATAGGTCGCGGAGGTG